AGTTCACCAATTTCTATTGGTGTTTCTGGAAATATTGTTACTTCTGGACTATCCACATTTGCAACAATTCAAAGAAGAGGTACTGGATTGAGACAAACCGGAGCACTAAATAAAGGCAACGTTATCTAATCCCAATAATACAGTATAAATATAGAAAAAACAATTAATATGTCTGCAATTGTAACAGATCAATTTAGAATTTTAAATGCTAATAATTTCGTTGATTCCGTACTGAACACTGCGAATTCATATTATGTATTTGTAGGTCTTCCCAACCCATCATCGGATGGATTTGGTAGATCCGATAATTGGAATCCGGTTAATAGTGGGGATTTGGATATTCCAGATCCTATAGATAATATCCAATATTTAAATCATTATCGAGATACTGCAATATTTGGAAAAAGAGTAACTAGTTCAAATATTAGAAGAATTATAAGAAGAATTGATTGGACTGCAAATGTAAAATATGAAATGTATAGGCATGATTATAGTATTCTAAATCAGTCGCCAATATCAAACTCAAGTAGACTTTATGATACTAGTTATTATGTGATGAATAGTGACTATAAGGTTTATATTTGCATTGATAATGGTTCTTCTGGAGCAAATCTTAAAGGAAATGGTTCTAAAGATGAACCAACATTTACTGATTTAGAACCATCGGCGGCCGGAGTAAGTGGAGATGGATATTTGTGGAAATATTTATTTACTGTTTCGCCAAGTGATATTATAAAATTTGACTCTACTGAATATATTGCTGTTCCGAATGATTGGGGAACTACATCAGATTCTCAAATTGTTTCCGTTAGAGAAAATGGAGATTCTTCGGTAAACTATAATCAAATTAAGAAAGTTTATATTGCAAATGGTGGTAAAGGTTATTCTCCAGGAGAAGTTAATATTTTGGGGGATGGTTCTGGAGGAAAAGTTCTGATAGAAGTTGATAGTACAGGATCAATAATTTCCACAACAGTAACTTCTGGTGGAAGTGGATATACTTATGGGATAGTTGATTTAGGTAGTGTACAACCTGCGGGAAGTCTTCCAAATCCGGCAAAACTTATACCAATCATTCCACCATCAAAAGGTCATGGGTATGATCTCTACTCCGAATTAGGAACTGATAAAGTATTAATATATGCCAGATTTGATGATTCTACAAAAGATTTTCCAACTGATACAAAATTTTCTCAGATTGGTATTTTGAAAAATCCTACATCATATAGTTCTACTTCAGTTTTTACTCAGAATCAATATTCTTCACTGTATTCAATTAAACTTACATCATCATTCAGTGGAAGTCCTGCTATTGGGGAAGAAATTTCCCAAATAGTGACTGGAGGAAAAGCGAGAGGATATGTGACATCTTATGATAGTACAACTAAAGTTTTGAAATACTTTAGAGATAGATCATTATATTTTGGCACAACTGGATATATTGATGAAACCGATTACATATCCTCAGATACTAGAATACCTGAAGTATTGGAATTTCAATCCTCAACAAATACTATTAGTCCATTTTCTGGATCCATTGATACTACATTTAATAGTGATAAGGTTACTGTTGGGACTAAAGTTATTGATTTAGGAGTATCTTTTTTGGGAGGTCTTGCAAATCCAGAGATAAATAAAGAATCGGGAGATGTTATCTATATTGATAATAGACCTTTAGTTTCTAGAAGCTCCAGACAAAAAGAAGACATTAAAATTATCCTGGAATTTTAACAAAAATGGCACAAAAAACAGATTTAAATATCAGTCCATATTATGATGACTTTGATTCTAAGAAAAATTTTTATAAAGTACTGTTTAATCCTGGGCGCCCTATTCAAGCAAGGGAATTAACAACTTTACAATCAATTCTACAAAATCAAATAGAAACTTTTGGTAGTCATATGTTCAAAGAGGGATCGGTGGTGATCCCAGGAAACATTGCATATGATGGACAGTTCTACTCAGTAAAACTTAATCCAACTAATTTTGGCATTGATATTTCTGTCTATATTAATAGTTTTATCGGTAAGAAAATAATTGGACAAACATCAAGAACAACAGCAACTATTCAGTATGTTGCTCTTCCAGATAATATTAATGTAGAAGATTTAACAATATATGTAAAATACTTAGAATCCGATAAGAACTTCGTATTCAATCCATTTGAAGATGGTGAATCATTAATTGCTGAAGAAAATATAACTTATGGAAATACTACCATTAATGCAGGAACACCTTTTGCATCCCTAATTTCATTAGATGCAACCTCAGTAGGATCTGCAGTATCTATTGGTGATGGTGTATATTTTGTCAGAGGGTATTTTGCAAATGTATCTAAACAAACTATATTACTTGATAATTATACAAATACACCATCATATAGAGTTGGACTAAAAATTGATGAATTGATAATTAAACCAAAAGATGATGATTCTCTATATGATAATGCAAAGGGATTTACTAATTATGCAGCTCCTGGAGCAGATAGATTTGAAATTAATTTAACTTTAACTAAAAAATTAATAAGTGATACAAATGATACCGATTTTGTTGAATTGTTGCGAGTTGAAGATGGAAAAATTAAAAAAATTGAATCAAAAACCAATTATAATATAATTAGAGACTATTTGGCGGAAAGGACATATGATGAATCTGGAGATTATTCGGTAACGCCATTCACTACAACCATACACAATTCACTAAATGATAGATTGGGCAGTAATGGATTGTTTTTTGATAATGAAACTACTGATCAAAAAAATTCCCCATCAAAAGATTTGATGTGTGTTAAAATATCTCCGGGTAAGGCATATGTTAGAGGATATGACGTAGATAAAATCTCAACAACAATTATTGATGTTGAAAAACCCAGAGATACTGAAACCATATCTACCTTAAATATTCCATTTGAAATGGGAAATATTTTGAGAGTTAATAAGGTGTCAGGAACACCAACACAAAATTCTATTGTTGATTTATATAATAGATTATTAAATGATAGTGGAGAAATAATTGGTGGAGCAAGAGTTTATAGTCTAAAATTGACTGATTCTGCATACAATAAAGATTCTACCAATTGGGACTTATGTTTATATGATATTCAAACTTATACGAAATTGGAATTAAATAAGTCAATATCATCTAGCGAACTTCCTAAATCATCTTTTGTAAAAGGTAAAAGTAGTGGTGCCAGTGGTTATGCAGTTAATGTTGGTGGAGGATCAGCAAATATAAAATTAAGTCAAACTTCAGGAACATTCTCTAAAGGAGAGCAATTGGTAATTAATGGCATAAATTCCTCAACATCCATTAAAACAATCACATCATATGGAACTCAGAATATAAAATCGGTACAACAATCCACAAATTTTAGTGCAAATGCTTTTCTTGAAAGATTTAACTTTCCAAATAGCATAACTACTGTAAATATTAATGGTAGTACTATAACCTCTGCAGGAAAACAATTTAGTGGTGTACGGGAAAATACAATTATTAGATATCAAAAACCAGGATCTACTGTAGAAACATACAATAGGATATCTTCGGTTTCTGCCGATGGATTGACGCTGACTGTTTCGGCAATTACTGGTTCGGTTTCCGGTGTTTTTGATGGGACACTATCTGGAGCAGGAACTAGTACTACAAATATTCAAATTGGGGCTCCAATTGTACGGAATGAGTCTAAGGGATACTTGTATGCACAATTACCAGATTCAAATGTATCTTCAGTAAATCTTTCAGATTCTTTATTGACAATTTCCACACAAATTGAAGGAAGAACAACAAATAGTACTGGACAATTAGTTCTCAATTCTTCAGATATTATTGGAATTTCGAGTGCATTTTTTACTGCATTTGATGAAGAAAGATATTCTGTTCACTATTCTGGAGGTGGAATTGGTACAATAACTCAAGATTCATTTAGTATAAATCCAAGTTTGAATCAAGTAACAATTAGTGGATTAAATGCCGATGCTACTAGTGTTGTAGTAAATGCAACGGTCGTTAAAAATGGAATTCAAAGTAAGAAAAAGAATTATAATAGAAGTAATATATTAGAAGTAGCATTTTCAAAATATCCGCAGTCTGGAACTGGGATAAGTTCTTCAATAGGTGATGGATTAACATATAACCAATTCTATGGATTGAGAGTTCAGGATCAAGATATAAGTTTGAATTATCCGGATGTCTGTAAAGTTTTAGCAATTTATGAATCCTATGATACATCAAGTCCTTCATTAGATAAGGTACAATTTACATCCAGTGCCAATGTAACTACCAATGCTATTATTGGTGAAAATATAATTGGAAATATTAGTAAAGCAATTGCCAGAGTTGTTTCAAAACCATTAACAAATATTCTGGGGATTGTTTATCTAAATTCAGAAAGATTTTCTGAGGGAGAAACTGTAAAGTTTGAAGAATCCAATATGACTGTAGATATTGAATCGATTACTGTAGGGAGTTATAAAGACCTCACATATACTTATCAATTGGATAAGGGACAGAAAGATCAATATTATGATTATTCTAGAATTGTTAGAAATAAAAATGTTCCAGAACCTTCAAAAAAATTACTAATTGTATTTGATTATTATTCAGTGCCATCTAATGATAGTGGTGATGTATTTACAGTTTTAAGTTACGATCAAGAAAGATTTACAAATGATATTCCAAGTATTGGGAAAAGGAATATCCGGGCTTCAGATACCTTAGACTTTAGACCAAGAGTTCAACCATTTTCTACGAATGATAAGTCTCCATTTGACTTTTTATCTAGAGATTTTGGTACTGGAAAACAAATTAATCTATCATCAAATGAAAGTTCTCTGATCGGATACGATTATTATCTACCAAGAATTGATAAATTATATCTTGATAAATTTGGCACTTTTGTGCTAGAGAAAGGAATATCATCAAAAAAACCGAAAGTTCCAAGTAAAAATGGTGACTCAATGGTTATTGCTACTATTACATTACCACCATATCTGTATCATCCATCAGACGCTAGGGTAACACCAGTAGATAATAGAAGATTCACTATGCGTGATATTGGAGGGATTCAAGATAGAGTTGCTAATTTGGAAAGAGTTACTTCATTGTCATTATTGGAGGTAAATACACAAACTCTACAAATTCAAGATTCTGATGGAAGAAATAGATTCAAAACCGGATTCTTTGTTGATGATTTTAAGGATTATTCATCAATTAATACCAAATTATCAGCAATTGAAATAACTCCAGCATCTGGAGAATTGCATCCGATTACTAATAGGAATTCTCTAAAATCACAACTTGCTCCAGCAACAGCACTTATTGATGAACAGTTAGACCTATCCACAAATTATGAATTACTTGATCCAAATGTACAAAAAACTGGGAATTGTGTAACTTTAAAATACGAATCTGTAGGTTGGATAGAACAACCTTTTGCGACAAGTGTTGAGAATGTAAATCCTTTTTCGGTTCTTGCATATGTTGGAGATATTAAATTAGATCCAGATAGGGATTATTGGGTCAGAACTATACAACTTCCAGATAAGCATGTATCAAATACTTTAACAAATCCATCAATAAATCTTACTAATAATGTTCAGGTAAATCAATTTACTACAAGTAGTAGCAATACAAGTTCTACTGTTGAAAATGTAGTTTTTGGTATAGCAAATTGGAAAGAACCTACCACCAGTAACGAATTAACCTTTTCAAGTTCATCTACATCCACAACTTCATCCAACACTGCAAAAAATGGTACTATATCAGATTATGATACTACTATTCAAAATGTAAAGGTATCTTCGGCGGAAGAAAAGTTTATACGATCAAGAAATATTGAGTTCTCTATATCAAACCTTAAAGCTTCCACACAATTCTATCTATTTTTTGATTCAAGTAGTGCTGTCGATTTTACCCCAAAATTGATAGAAATTTCTAATGATGCAAATTTGGCAAATTATGGATCTTCTGGATCATTTACTGTTGGTGAGGAAGTTGTTGGTACTAGCAATGGACAAAATCTAATTACATTCCGTGTGGCGACTGCAAATCACAAATATGGATCATTCAGTTCACCATCTAAAACCTATACAATAAATCCATATCTTAAGGATGAATCATTACCATCAACATATAGTTCATCATCAAAAGTTTTAAATATTGACACATATTCTCTAGCACAAGAGGCACAAGGAAAATATTCCGGATACTTGGTAAAAGGAATGCGATTAGTTGGGCAGACTAGTGGAGCAGTTGCATATGTTAAAGATCTTAGATTAATTACTGATAATTATGGGGATTTGATTGGTACAACTTTCTTAAGAGATCCAAATTCAACTCCAGTACCATCAGTTAGAATTGAGACTGGAACTAAAACATTTAAAGTATCTTCAAGTCCAACTAATTCTAAAGGACTACCCGGAAGTACTTCAATCTCCTACGCAGAAACTAATTATACTGCGGATGGTATGGTTGAGCAATTTGAAAATCTAATATCAACTACAATAAGAAATACTGATATAAACACAACTACAAATACAACGACATCCAATACTAACATAAATTTAAATAACCATACTACAACAACAGAAACTAGATATGTAGATCCTCTTGCACAGACATTCGTTGTTGGTGGAAACGTTGAGGCTCCTTCACCAACAAATACAAATGATGATGTGAATGGAGCTTTCTTAACAGCAGTTGATTTATACTTTGGAGCAAAAGATGATGGAAATTCTCCAGTAAAGGTCGAAATAAGAACCGTTGAATTGGGAACTCCAACTAGAAATAGAATTGGAAACGCAGTTACATTAAAACCCGATCAGGTTAATATATCCGATGATGCGGAAACTGCAACCAAAGTTACTTTTGATTCCCCAATTTATTTGGCTCCTGGAAAAGAGTACGCAATAGTAGTTATTGCAGAAACAAGTCTTAAATATGAACTATGGTGTGCAACAATGGGTGAGAAGACTGTAAACACCAAATCATTACCGGATGCAAATAGTGTAAGATATACTACTCAATTCTCTATGGGAAGTTTGTTCAAATCTCAGAATGGATCTATATGGACATCAAGTCAATATCAAGATCTAAAGTTCAAACTTTACAAGGCACAGTTTACATCTCCTACAGGAACTGCGTATTTCTATAATCCAACATTAGATAAAAGTAATGGATATGTTTCAAAATTATCCAATAATCCATTATCAACATCACCAAAAACTGGAACTCTTGGAATTACAACAACATCATTAACTAACATATTATCAGTTGGTAGAAAAATTTCAGGATCAAATTCTTCCACATATGGATATATTGTTGGTTCAGGAAGTTCGGTTGCATCAGTATCACTCACTTCTGGGGGAAGCAATTATGTTACAGATGCGGATGTAGAAACTTACAATATTATTGGAAAAGGTTCAGGTCTTAGATTGAATATTAGTGCAACAAATGGCGTAATTACTGGAACTCCAACTATTGTAAATCGTGGTAATGGGTATTCTGCTGGTGATGTTGTTGGTATAGTAACATCATCAGTATCAAGTAATACTGGTACTGGGGCAAATATTACAATAACCGGAAACGGGACCAGCATTGATACCTTATACTTATCCGGAATTCAGGGTCAAGCATTTGCAGTTGGTTCAGCACTAAGTTATTATGATAATTCTGGACAAATTGTATCACTTGCTTCAACAACTATTAGAAGTTTTGTACCTCCAGGAGATCAAAATTCTGGAAATTCTATTAGAGTTGACCACTTTAATCATGGAATGTATTCAAATACAAATAAAGTAGTAATTAGTGGTGCAGAATCAAGTGTTCCAGCAACTACACTTTCAACAAAATTACTAAAAACTGATGTTTCCACCGTCAGTATTGCAAATACTTCAAACTTTGGAACTTTTGAAGGAGTTGCAATTGGATTAAATAATCCTGGATATGTAAAAATTGAAAACGAAATTATTTCATATACTTCAGTTGGTTCTGGAACATTGAGTGGAATAACTAGGGGAATTGAGTCAACTTTACCATTAGACTATGAAATTGGTAATTTAGTATATAAGTATGAATTAAATGGAGTTTCTCTAAGGAGAATCAATACTACACACGATATTAGTGATTCGGATATTGGAATAGATCACTATTCCATTCAAATTGATAAATCTGCAAATGGTGTTAATAGATCTTCAGATAATTCAGCAATTCCAGAATTATCTTTTGTAACTGGATCTCCTATGGGAGGATCTAATGTATACGCAACAACAAACATAAATTATAGTTCATTAATACCAGTTTATGATGTAATTACTCCAGGATCTTCTACTTCAATTAATGCAACAATTAGAACTATTTCTGGTACTAGTATTGGTGGTAACGAAACTTCGTTCCTTGATAATGGATTTGAACCAGTTCAGTTAAACACCATAAATGTTTTACCAACAATGAGAATGGTTTGTTCTAAGAAAAATGAAACTGAATATCTAAGCAATTTATCTAGAAGCAAATCATTTACTACTGGAATAACTTTGAATAGTTCTGACAAATACCTATCTCCAGTAATATATTTGAACAATTCATCTACGGAATTTAGAAGTAGTAGAATTAATAATCCAGTTTCAGATTACATTACAGATTCTAGAGTTAATTCAATAACCAATGATCCCCATGCAGCCTCTTATGTATCAAAACTGGTATCATTAAAGCAACCTGCTACATCATTGAAGATCATTTTATCCGCGTATAGACACGAATCTGCAGATTTTAGAGTTCTCTATAGTTTAGTTAGAGCAGATTCTAGTGAAATTGCACAAGCATTTGAATTGTTTCCAGGATATAACAATTTGCAGTATACTGATACAAATCAGTATTCAGTTATAGATCCTTCAAAAAATAGTGGATTACCTGACATATTTGTCTCACCAAGTTTGGAGAATGAATTCTTAGAATATGAATTTACTGCAGATGGTTTAGATTTGTTTACTGGATATGCAATTAAAATTGTTATGTCCAGTACAAACCAGGCATATCCAGTAAGAATCAAAGAACTTAGAGCAATTGCAGTACGATGATAAGAGTAGAAGGTCACCCAAATCTTTATAGGGATGAAGCATCAGGAGCAATTATAAATTGTGATTCTGTGGCATATAATCAATATGTGAATTCATTACACTCTAGAGATTTGCAAAAAAAAGAAATTCATAACATGAAAAATGATATAAATGAGA